GGTGTTGATCCGAACGAGTCACAGTTCTTGGAATCAAGAATGTTCGCAGTCGAAGAAATCGCTCGCATCTTCCGTGTACCGCCATCGATGATCGGTGTGACGACGCCAGGTGCGATGAGCTACGCATCGGTCGAAGCGAATCAGTTGCACTTCTTGCAACACACGCTCACGCCGTATCTGTCGAAGATTGAATCCGAATACAGCGTCCTGCTCGCTGGCCGTGCATTCATTCGATTCACCACCGCAGGATTGCTGCGTGGCGATATCGCCGCACGCAACGCCTCATACCAGTCAGGACTCAACAACGGATATCTCTCAGTCAACGACGTGCGCCGCTATGAGGACATGTCACCGATTGATGGTGGCGACGTGTATCGCGTGCCGCTCACCAACATTGACATCACCGCAGCGAACCTCGCCGACTTGGATCGCAAGTCAGCAATCGCTCAGCGGTTGATTGCGTCGGGCTTCCAGCCTGCTGCCGTGCTTTCAGCTCTTGACATGCCAGAGATCGAGCACACGGGTGTTCCGACTGCGGCACTCCAACCGGTGTCGGCAATCAACCCTGTCGCACCTGCAACCGTCTACGACGCAGGCACACGCGAACTCAACCTCAACATGCCCGAGCAAGTCATTCATGTCTCACCGCCTTCGGTGCATGTCGAGCCACCCGTCGTCAACTTGCCAGAAACCGTCGTCAACGTCAATGTTCCAGAACAGCGCACCGTGGTGCGTCAGGTGGTGCGTGGCGAAGATGGTCGCATCACCGAAATCGTGGAAAGGGTTGAGGACTAATGGCAACGGGCATCTCTTCGTATTTGGCGAACGCATGGCTTGATGCGCTCGGCAACAACAGTTCTTTCGCGGTGACGACCGTGTATGTCAAACTGCATGTCGGTGACCCCGGTGCGAACGGCACATCAAACGCAGCAACGGAGACGACACGCAAAGCGGCGTCGTTCGCAGCCGCTTCGACGGGCTCGATCGCATCTGATGCCGCAATCACCTGGACGAACATCGCCGGTTCGCAAGACGCAACACACTTCACCGCCTGGGACAACGAAACAGCAGGAAACTTCCTCTTCTCGGGAACCATCACCGCAAACGCCTACACCGCGGGCGACACGTTCACAATCTCCTCGGGCGCACTCACGGTCTCGCTGACACTCGCATCGTAAGCGGCCAACATGGTCGCACGGTTCTACCTCGACCAGTCAGAACTTGACGACGCCGACGTAGGGCTCGGCGGTCCGTCGCCAGCATTCGTACTCGACACCTCGACGCTCGACGGCAACGGCGTCCTCGATGGCGTCAACTTCACGACACCCGCCACCGGAACTGCGAACCTCGGTGGTTTGTCGGCGTCGGCTACTGCCACGATCACACCAGTCATCACGGCAACCGCTGACGCACCACTTGGCGCACTGTTGGCTGAGGTTGCCGAGGTCACTGTTGAGGTGGTGGCGGATGCGACGGCTTCGCTTGGCGGGTTGGTTGGTGTGGCTGATGGTGTCGTCAGCGTGGCTGGAGAGGCGTCTGCGGGGCTCGGAGAGGCGACTTCGGTGGCAACTGGTGTCATCACCGTCGTCGCCTCAGCAGAGGGCTTTCTGGGCGGTGTGGTGGCTTCGGCTGATGGCATCGTGTCGGCGGATGCGGTTGGTGATGCTCCGCTTGGCGGGTTGACCGCTTCGGCGACTGGGACTGTTGTTCCGCCTACGCCTCCACCAGCACCGGTTCAGCAGACGGGTGGTCGACCGTATCCGTATCGCCAACCTCGTCGCAAGAAGACCGAGACGCCGATTGTTGAGGAAGTGTTCGAGATTGTGCCGGTGCCGACGAAAACGGTGCTCGCATATTGCACACCGATCGTGGCTGGTGTGAATGCGTCTGCTGTGGGTGATATCACGTTCGTCGCCGAAGACGACGACTTGCAAGTATTGTTGATGCTCTAAGAGGTTGAACATGGGAACATTCACAACGGCATCGTTTGTATTGAACACAACAACTGCGGTCAAAATCGTTGAATCGTTCTCGAACGCTCAACATGTCGTGGTTCATGCTCACGACCATCAAGGCAACAATGACATCTTCGTTGGTGATGCGACTCTGGGCACTGCGTTGAATGGGATTCACATTCCTGATGGATTGGACATCAACTTCACGTTGCCACCGAATGCGGAGATGTGGGCGATTGCTGAAGCTGGTACGCCGACGGTGCAAGTCGCAGTGTCGAGACTCTGATGCCGTACTTCATCTCGGACTCCAACCCCGACTGCTCAGGCTGGGCGGTCGAGAAGGAAGACGGTGAAGTCATCGGTTGCCATACCAACAAGCAGGATGCCATCGATCAGATGGTTGCGGTGTCGATTGCTGAGGAGATGGAGCCGGGTGGTGAGCGTGCTCGTCCTGATGAGTTGATGGTTGGTGATTATGTTTCGTGGAATAGTTCGGGTGGTCGTGCGCGTGGCGAAATCAAGGAAATCTTCCGTTCGGGCAGAGTGCGCGTGCCAGGTACCGACTTCGAGTTGGAAGCCTCCGAAGATGACCCGGTGGCCCTAATCCAGATTTATCAGCGAGTCGAGGGAGGCTGGGAAGATACCGATGTGATCGTCGGACACAAGTTCTCGACGCTGACTCGTATCGGCGAACTTGAAGAACCAGACGACGAGGACGAGGAGACCGCGTCCTATGGCGACACACCAGATGACGACGATGCAGAGGATCGTGAACTTCCAGACAACTACCGACCCGCAGCGAATCCAGATGTGCCTGCGAATCGGAACTGTGGCAACTGCGGATTCTTCAAGAGGTTCTATTGCAAGCGTTGGGATGCCGAAGTTTCACCAGCCTTCTACTGCAACGCTTGGGAACCAGTCAAGGGTCTGCCGAACGAGAACCCGGGACAAACCGTTCAGACTGGAGATGTCAACGATGAAGACCCGCAATATCAGCCATACGACAACGTGTACGGACGACAACTCTCCTTCGATGTCCCCGCCTACATTCGTGATGCTGCTCGCAAAGGTTTGGACTACTACGGGCAGGGTCTCGGTGGTGATGGTCTTGTGGCGAGAACTATTCGTGAGGCCCGTGAGATGGCTGCGGGAAGAATCAGCGAGGATAAAGTCATTCGTGCAAACGCTTGGGGAGCAAGACACCTGGTAGACCTCGAAGCCCCGCAGAATAGCGATGCCGACAATGACGGGTTCCCCGGTGCGGGTGCTGTCGCGTTCTACCTGTGGGGTATCAACCCGCTCGACCCGTCACCGGCGATGCAGTGGTTTGAGCGTCAGGCTGAGCGGGTGCGTGAGGAGGAAGACCGTCTCGGATATCTGGTGACTCTAGCCCGCTTGTCGAAGCTGTTCGTGGACAAGTAATCTACGCAACGGACTAGCATTGTCATCCATGACTGAGAAGATCGAAACCCGTCGGCTGACCGTCAACGATTTCGAGGTGCGTCAAGGTCCTGCTGGCGACGGTATGTCGTTCAGCGGGTATGCCGCAGTATTCAACTCTGATTCCGAACCGTTGCCTTTCGTGGAGCGAATCGCGCCGGGTGCGTTCAAGCGTTCGTTGAAGTCGAAGAACAACATTCGCATGTATCTAAATCATGATTCGTCGATGCTTCTTGCGACGACCCGCGCCAAGACGCTGCGATTGATGGAAGATGATCGTGGCTTGAAAGTTGAAGCGGATTTGCCGGATACGACAGTTGGTCGTGATTTGTCAACTCTGATTCAGCGTGGTGACGTGGATTCGATGTCGTTCGGTTTCTCGGTTCCACCGCGAGGTGATTCGTGGTCGGATGACGGGATGGTGCGCGAACTCAAAGAAGTGCGCCTGTATGAAGTGTCAGTCGTGACCGGTTTCCCCGCCTATCAGGCAACCAGCGCATCCGTGCGGAGCTTGGATCAGTTGGCTGAGCGAACGGCTGCCGATGTTGACAAACTTGCCGACGCGATCACGGTGCTTGAGGCTGGGTCGGAGTTGAACGATGAGCAGGCCAGGCTGCTGTTGGATGTAG